TCTGAGCCCCTTCTTTATGGTCAGGGTCCAGAACTCACCATCGAGCAAATCAAAGCTATGGAGAAGCTGCCATGAAGCTCACACTCGCCATTATCCTAAGCCTCTTACCTTTACCTGCCGCTGCTCAGTATTGGGTACCTAATCCTGCTACGGCACCGACTATCTACGCGCCGGCACCTCCTGTCAGTTACCAACAGTTCGGCACCACGACTTATGGTTCAGACGGTACGGTAGCCCAGCGGTATGGCAACCAAACCTACATCACACCTCCTAGCCCTTCTCAGCCTCAAGTCGTCTGTTCGACTTATGGGACCGTGACAACCTGTCAGTAAGGGGGCTTTGTGGGACAAGATCATCCGGGGGAGCGGGAAGTTCTACCCGATGAACAGGCCGAGTATTGGCGGCGGCGCGCCTTACACGCAGAATTGGCAGCAGGTATCCTCTCTAAGAGCGCAACAATGTTTGCTGACATGCTGCGTCTTAGGAAAGAAGAAATAGAACTTGCACAAATCAGACAGCGCGAAAGGGAACAGGCAAAGATCGCGGCCATCAATGAAGCAGCGGCGGCCAGGAGGTCTCTAAAGCTAGCCAAGGCTGCTACTATCCAAGCCTTCGCTGCTGAGGTTGGTTACGAACCCATCAAATGACTTCCTGTCAGTAGCATTGCGATTAACCTAGTTTCGGGCTAGAACAGACCAAATCTTGCTGGATTTGGGGCTGATTTGGCTGCGAGGCGTGTTCATAAGCTTAGGGCATCCCTTTGGGATAGATTCCATGACAAGATCATGGTTGACCCTAATTCTGGCTGCTGGCTTTGGACTGGCGCCGTTAAAGAAAAGGGCTACGGAGTAATAGGTCTTGGGCGCCGAGAAGACGGCGTGGATAAGGCACACCGCGTAGCTTACTGCCTGTATAAAGGCCCTATACCTGACGGGGGAAATATCCTCCACTCCTGCGATATCCCGTCCTGCTGCAACCCAGATCATCTCAGGGTTGGAACGCTCTCCGACAACATGCAGGACTGTGTAAAGAGGGGGCGTAACTTCGTTCCTGACAATCGCGGTGAGCGGGCCAGTTGGTCAAAGCTTACCCTGGAAAATGTTCTACACATCAAACAGCGGGTTATGAAGGACCGCCAATACGCTACCCTCTACGGCGTTAGCCGTAGTGCCATCCAAAGGATATGGGAGGGTAAAAATTGGCGGCACGCACAATAGTTATCGATTATCAACCACGCCCGGCTTTCCGGGCCTTTCACGACAGGATCCAGCGGTGGGCGGCTTTGGCTGCTCACCGCCGAAGGTGGCGGCAAAACCGTTGCAGCGATCAATGACCTAATCAGAGCTGCGGTGACTTGTAAGTCGGCCCGGCCTCTGTTTGCTTATATCGCCCCTTATCGCTCGCAAGCTAAATCTGTTGCCTGGAGCTACCTGAAACATTACGCCCGGCCCATCACTGAGGACGTAAACGAATCCGAACTGATCGTTCGGCTGAAATATAACGGAGCTGAGATCCGTCTCTTTGGTGCGGATAATCCCGATTCCATACGCGGTCTAGGCTTTGACGGCGTCCTAATGGACGAGTACGGCGATTTTAAACCGTCCGTTTTCCCAACTGTTGTTCGCCCAGCCCTCTCAGATAAGCAAGGGTGGGGCGTGTTTATGGGCACGCCAAAAGGTAAGAATCAGTTTTGGGATGTGTTCGACATGGCCCAGAACAACCCTGCTGAATGGTTTTGCCTCAAGTTGAAAGCCTCGGAGAGTGGCATCCTCCCGCAAGGCGAACTTGACGACGCTCGCCGGCAAATGTCGGAAGATCAATATCTCCAAGAGTACGAGGTGTCATTCGACGCCGCTATTCTTGGCGCCTTCTACGGCACCGAGATGCGGCTTCTCGAAGAAAATGGCCATATCACCAAAGTTGATTATGACCCATCCCTCCCTTGCTACACCGCATGGGATATCGGCCATACCGACGATACCTCCATCTGGTGGTTCCAGATGAACAGGGGCGAGCTTCGCATCATAGACTTCTACTCCATCTCAGGATCTGGCGTTGAGGAAGTCGGCAAAGTTGTTCGGGACAGAGGTTATCACTACGAAAAGCACTTCCTCCCCCACGACGCCAAGGCCAAGACGTTCTCTGCCAATGGCAAGTCTACCATCGAACAGCTCGTTCCTCTCTTAGGGTTCGGCACTCTCTCCATTGTTCCCATGCTCTCCAAGCAGGACGGTATCCAAGCTGTCCGCATGACGCTCCCCAATTGTTACTTCGACGCTAAGAAGTGCAAATTGGGTATTGAGGCTCTAAAGCAATACGAACGCGAGTACGACGAGGATACTAAGGCTTTCAGAGCTGCCCCAAAACATAACTGGTGTTTTGTAGGGGAAACAGAGGTATTGACGCGTAACGGAACGTGTCAGATAATGAACCTACCATATTCTGGTGAGGTTCTGACATCATGCGGCTGGAAGCGGTATTTGAATCCTCGTGTGACACGGAAAAGTGCCCCACTTGTCGAGGTCTTGTTCAAAGACGGGCTTGGCGTGAAATGTACGCCGGATCATACCTTCAAGACGGCGAGCGGGTGGACATCCGCAGAACACCTAGAGCCGAATACGCCGATCCAATCGGCCTCGATTCCATCACCCAGTATTGGGACGGTGGCCTCTATCGCATCTGGCCTAGCAGCCCGTATTTCACAAGGGGCGGAAAAACTCTCCATCGCGCTGTTTGGACTGCCGCTTTCGGCAAAATACCAGATGGCTGCCATATCCACCACCGGGACGCTAACAGAGCTAACAATAGACTCGAAAATCTTGAGTGCCTGCCTGCTGCAATACATCTCCGCGAAACGCTTGCTGGACAGCCAAAGCGAACATTCAACGCAGAAGCTAGAACGGCTGCCGCCGCATGGCATAGATCAGACGAGGGGCGACTATGGCATCAAAGACATGCTGTTCGCGCTAAGGGCTGGACTAAATGGAAGCGCGAAAAAAGCAATTGCCCCATTTGCCAAGGCGAGTTCGACCGCTTGGTTCGTAAGTCTGGGCACTCTCAAGTCTATTGCTCGTTGGCTTGTAAAGCCACAGCATCGCGTAATCGCAGGCGTCCGAAGGATTAGTGAAGTTTCGGATGTATGGTGTCTGACAGTACCCGGAGCCGAGGAATTTTCCTTGGCGAATGGGGCGCTTGTCCACAACTGCTCCAACCCTGCCGATGCTTTCCGCTACCTTGCGCTTTCGTGGCGTGAGGAAACCCCCATTCGCAAGCTCAACCCCGAAGTGGCCCTAGTCGTTGGCCCCGGAAACACAGCTACCCTCGAAGACCTTTACGCTTCACAGCGTCCCAAACGCAGACAAAGGATTTAGCCCATGGCTACTGTCAATTATCCATTCCGCTATGCTTATGAAACCGTCGCCGCTTCCCAGACTGGACAGGTCTTGGGTACTGCCGGGGCAAAAGGCGATTATATCCACCGCCTCATCATATCCAATGTAACTGTGGCTTCAGCTACCGTTACCGTCATTGATGGGTCTACTTCCATCGTGCTTCTAACGGGAGCTGCCGGTCAAACTACTGGCGTCTATTCCGTAGAGCTTAATATGGCGTCACAGAACGGAGCCTGGTCTATCACGACCGGGGCTGGTGCTACTGTCGTGGCCGTTGGCATCTTTACCGTCTAGGAATAGCAAGTGGCTGATACACCGCTTACCCCCGTAGAAAAATACCTGAAGATCATCGGGCAGTACGATGCCACGTTCAAAAAGTGGGTTGCGCGCACCGAAAAGATCATCAAGCGGTACCGTGATGATAATCGCACCGAAGCCTCATCCGACACAGCCAAGTTCAATATCCTGTGGTCTAACGTCCAGACGCTCGTTCCCGCCGTATTCGCCCGTTTGCCTAAGGCCGATGTCTCAAGGCGGTTTGGTGATAATGATCCTGTTGGGAGAGTAGCGGCCCTCCTCGTAGAGCGGACGCTCGACTATGAAATCGAGCATTTCACGGACTTTCGCTCCTCCATGAATCATGTGGTGGAGGATAGATTCCTTGGTGGCCGTGGTGTTTCCTGGGTCCGGTATGAACCCCACATCGAGGCCCAGGAAGTCCAGGTTACCGAAGATATCAACGACATTACCGATCAAACTCACGGAAGAAGCCCTAAAAGCCCGTGCCGATAGCGCTATTGATGAGAAAGCCAAAAAGCGCTGGCTTGATGTTCCACTGGATTCCGGTCCCGATCCACTCAACAAGTACGGGAACAAGGAGCGGGTAAACGACAGGGCTAAGGTCTGCGAACTCTGGGACAAGGAAAAGGACAAGGTAGTCTGGCTTTCCAAGTCCATGAAGGAGCTTATCGAGGAGCGCGAAGATCCTCTGGAGCTAGAAGGGTTCTTTCCCACTCCCAAGCCCCTTTATGCCACGACTACCTCCGATAATCTGGAGCCGGTCCCTGATTTTGTCCTTTACCAAGACCAGGCTAACGAACTTGATATTCTGTCGGATCGCATCGATGGGCTCGTAAAGTCCCTTCGTGTCCGGGGTATCTATGATGCCTCCCAACCAGCCCTCCAAAGACTGTTCACCGAGGGCGACAACAACACGATGATCCCCACGGATAAGTGGGCGGCATTTAGTGAGAAGGGGGGCCTCAAAGGATCTATTGATCTTGTCCCTCTGGATACTTTGGCAACCGCACTTCTCCAATGTTACCAGGCGCGAAACGATATCAAGTCTCAAGTTTATGAGATCACGGGTATTTCGGACATTATCCGGGGCCAATCGGTAGCTTCTGAAACTGCTACAGCCCAGCAACTCAAGGGCCAATATGCTGGGCTTAGGCTCAAGTCCATGCAGGAGGGTGTATCGCTCTTTGCCAGTGAACTCCTCCGCATCAAGGCTCAGATTATTTGCGAGAAATATCAGCCCGAGACTATCCTAAGATATGCGGCTGCGGAGCAGTTAAGCGATGCTGATAAGCCCCTTGTCCCGCAGGCTCTAGCCCTTCTCAAATCCAACCCGCTTCAGTCTTTCCGTATCGAGGTCGCTGCGGATTCACTGGTACAGATCGATGAAAACCAGAACAAACAGGATCGGTTAGAGTTCCTGAACGCCTTCTCCAACTTTATGAGGGAGGCTGTTCCCGCCGGCCAGCAAGTGCCCGAGATGGTTCCGGCTCTTATGTCGATGGTCAAGTATGGCGTTGGTGGCTTTAAAGCAGCTCGGTCTATTGAGGGTGATATTGACCAAGCATTGGAACAACTAAAACAGAAGGCCGCGAAAGCTGCTGTGACACCTCCCCAGCCTACCCCCGACCAGATCAAAGCCCAGAGTGATGCTCAACTGGCCCAGGCAGAAGCCCAAGCAAATGCCGGGTTGGAACAGATTAAGGGCCAAACTCAAATCACTGTCACACAGGCAAAGGCTCAAGCTGATACGCAGTTACTCCAGATGCAGCAGCAACATGCTTTGGTTCTTAAGAAGATGGAGCAGGACCATGAAGCTGCTCTCAAGCAAATGGAACTTGACCAGAAACAGGGCTTTGACCATTGGGAGGCCGAATTGAAGGCGGCTACTGCTATCCAAGTTGCCACGATTTCCGCTAGTAAGAATGGTGATCCTGAAGGCGAAGCCGCCGAAAAAGCAGCATCCGAAACGCTCATCAAGGATTTGGGAACGAAGTTGGACGATATTGCTACGGGTCATAAGGAAGCCATGGCGGCTCTATCCGATGCTCATTCCAACCTCATGAAAGCAGTGTCGGCGCCCAAGAGAGTTATTCGTGGCCCTGATGGTAGGGTTGCATCGGTTGAGCCGATTACGGAGACGATGCAATGACCCTCAAGGTTCTCGTAACCTACAAAGGCCAGACCTACGAGAATGGGGTTGGGTTGCCCTATTTCTTTGTGCTGCCCCAGGCAGATGGACGGATAATCTTTCATCTGGGCGTTCTGGGGGATGTACCCAAGGACCAAGACCCCAAGCAGCCGTTTGTTATGGATGCCTACTCGGTAGTTATCGAGAAAGACGGCGCTGACATCTTCGACGCCAACATTCCCAGCCACTTCTGGAATGCTAGGTGGACTTACTACCCGATTGTCACCGGTCCCGTTGCCAATCGTATGCCGGCAGATATCGTGGCATCTCGCCGTATGTTTCCCTATGGCGACGTTCCGGGTTGCAAAGTAGATGCCCCGCCTAATACGCCCCCTTATTTCTACATGGGCTCTAGCTCAATCACCATCTACATGCCGCAGACTGGAGAGCGCCCTGATATTGGCCTTATCACCGATAACTCAGCTTATTACATGCTTGGTAAGTCATCCTCTGGAATGATCGCATGGGGCTTAAGCGGCAATAGCTGTCCGATGCACTTTCGGGATCAGAACACCGGAAAGCCTATAGACCTTATCAAGTATTATAGTACCAACGCCTATTCGTTGCCCGGCTATCAGGGCGGCCCATGGGTTGCGCAGGGTAAGCAAGCGGCCAACGGCTATTGCGAATATGGCGGCGGCTGGACCCCACAGCAGGCCCATTACTGTGAAATGAGCTATTTGGCGTATCAGGCCACCAAGGACACATCTTTCCTTGAGGACTTGCAGTACTCGGCCAACTTCACGGTGTTCTGCGATGCCTATCTGAGTGGAGGTCGAAAGAAACCCACTGTCTTTGGTGAGTATCGCGGCATCGCTTGGGCTTTCCGCAATCTGTTCATGGCCCATGTTGCTACGCTGGATGCAGAGGCCTCTGGTACGCTCCCCGATAGTTGTATGACTTCCGACTATTGGAAGGCGCTCCTAGACATCCAACTAGAATACTACGCGCCCAACATGATCAAGCCTGACAATCAGGTGTTTAGGTTGGTGTCAGGCCCCGGTAAATTCGGCCCTTGGCAAGTCGATTATATGCTCACCGTCTTGGCCTTTGGTGTTCTCACTGGCCACGCAGATTGGGCACCGCTGTATGTCTGGGCTTTGGGTAACGCGATTGCCAGAACCAACAACACCTCATGGCAGCAGGGAGGTTACCCCCCAGGCTGGGGTGGTGCCTACTACATGGATATAGCCCCGAGTTGGTACGATAGCTTCGTTGCCATGAAGGATGGTCCTGACGGCGGACCCACCCAAGCCCAGATCGATGCGCTTAAGGTTGATCCTCTGAATGGTGGCAAGGCGATGGTAGGTCAGGAATACCTGATGACTACTCGCGCTGTTCTCATCATGGCAGACTATCTGGACAAGCAGGGAATCTGCAATGTACGCGGCACATATCCCGAACTGGATAAGTGCATTCAAATCTGCGAAACCATGAATAGATCTTATGGGTCGATGAATCCACGCGTTTCCGTAATCTCAACAGGAGGACATATGCCCGCTTCAATCACCATCAATGTCGGCCAGTCCGTGCCGGTTATTGCCACTTATACCCCGGACGGCTCCAAGCCGGATTCGGCAAGTTATACCCAGACGGATTCCAATGTCGGCGCTCTCAGCAATGAGACCGTGGACGGTGCATTGTTCACCGCTGCAAACGCGGGTCAGACCATCATCGGTATTCATGCCCAAGGTTCTGCCGGCGACATTACGGACATCGCCGAGGTGACCGTTAAGCACCCTTTGCCCGATGCTGTTTCCTTGAGTTTTGGGCCGGTGTCGTAAGATGGATCATCGGGATTTTGCGGTCATTCTGGAAGAGATAACCGCGCTTGAAGTATCCATAGGCACTGAAGGCGATGCACACGGAACCAAAGCCGATGTTTTGGCTAGCCGGAAACGGGAAGCTTATGACCATCCAGCCGCTGCGCCTGGTAGAGATTTACCGCCGATTGTCGGCGTGTTGGGGAGTTAAGGTATGGCACACAATCCCGTTTATTCCATCGCGGCCAACCAGGCCCGCTTTGCATCGCTCGTAACCTCAATTGGCAACGCAGGTGTTCTTCGTATCTATGACGGTACCCAGCCCGCCAGCCCTGACACGGCCATTACCTCGCAGGTTTTGCTTTCGTCGCATACTTGTGGCTCGCCTTTCGCACCGGCCTCATCGTCCGCGCATCCTAGCGTTCTTACGGCCAATGCTATCGGCTCTGCCACGGCGGGTAATACTGGTACGGCGGCTTGGTTTCGCATTGTGACAAGCGGTGCTACTGCTGTAGTAGATGGTACGGCTGGGGTGGGTTCGACTTTCGATCTTAACCTCAACAGCACCTCTATCACTTCAGGCCAGAACGTGGCGATTAACAGCGCCGTTGTAACCAGCGCGACCTAAAAAGGGGGATGATAATATGGCCTACACACTTTCTCAGCTATACGAAGATGCTACCGGCGTTGGGGCTTATAAAAGCATAGTGTCCGCTGGTTGCGCCTACGTGGCGGTTCAGATTATCGGGGAAAATATCAACACTCCGAGCCACGCGGTGCGCTTGGGCTGGGCACAAAAGACGTTATCTGATCCTGAGTCTGTAGGTAGAAAGATGCTGTGGGGCGTCTTAAGCAATTCTACGATTTATAACGCGTTACCTAATAATGTGACGGATGCCATGGTAATTTCAGCGGTGGACGCACTCGTCGTTAGTTACGCAAATGCCTAAGGGTGCGGGGCTGGAATGGCGAAGCGGGACTGTGACGGTGGGAAATCCTGTGCAGTTTCATATCCATCCAGGACCCCACCTTTTGGTTCCGACAGATCCGGTTATGGTTGACCGTGAGGGACGCGGTACTATCCGCCTGAACAAGAACGAGCCGTTGTTAGTTTTTGCAGAGGAAAACCACCGGCTCTGGATCAAAGACGGCGATGTTCCAGCAGGGTATACCTGCATAGGATTTGAGGGGCGTTTGTAATGGCCACAACGATTAAACCAACCTATGCGGCTACCGTCACCTTAACGGTCACGGCGCTTCAGAGCTTGGCTAATGATAGCACAAATTTGTTGGCAGGCTGGCAGACGCAAGAGGTAGACAATTCAACCAATTTGAATATGGATGATTTTATCGCTGGCACAGTGCGCACCGGCACATCACCAACCGCGAATAACCAGATTCAAATCTGGATCGCACCTGTGCTGGATGGCGGCAGTACTTACCCAGATACTATCACAGGCGGGGGGCAGGCAACTAAAACCCTTACGTCTACTGGCATCAAGAACTCCGGGTTGCGCTTGGCGCAATCAATAACGGTCAGCAGCACAAGCAACGTGGTGTATCCGTTCCAGTTCTTTATCACAGATGTTTTCCCCACGATGCCCAAGAAGTACGTGGTATTTTTTATCAATGGCAGCGGCGCGGCATTAAATGCGTCTGGCAACGCGGTCTATCAAACCGGCGTCTACTATACCAACGCATAGAGGCTAGGCCATGAGCGCGCCTAGCACTCGCCCGCGCAGTCGCAAGCCACGCGGCCAAGTCCGCGTCAACTTTGGCCACCCCTTAGCCAAGGATATTGCGTTCTTCTACTACTACGCAGCCGGTGGCACGGCTGGATTGTTTTATGATGCAGTGACCGGGAATATGACCGGGACGGCTGCAAGTCAGACGTTTTCTGATGGCGACTTGGCATTTGCTAGCTCGGCCAGATCAACTAGCACGGCCTTTCAAAACCCCGGTGGCGCAACTTCTGAGAAGTTAACTGTTGTCGCGGGCCTAACGCTCACATCCAAGCCAGCATCAGTTTGCACGCCCCTCACTTATGGCAATAACGGGGCGGGCCGCTTTGCGTTCATTTCTTTTGATTCCACTGGATTTGGTGGCGGCGGCACTTCAACGAACAACGGTCTTATTCGGACAGTCGATGCCGTTGACCATCTAAATCAGTATGTCGTGTTGGGCGGATCTGGTGATGGTACGACTGGGGGCACCGGCAAGGGTTGGGTTAATGGTGTCTCGCTAGGATCCAATAACAGCGGCGTCAATCCGGCGCAGACAACAGCACAAGTCAATCTTGGGCGTGACGCGAGTGGATATTTCAACGGGTTCACGGGAACCATCACATTTGCGATGGGCTTCAACCGTATTCTCACAGATGCGGAACACTACGAACTAGCTCAAAATCCATGGCAGATCCTAGACCGCCAGCAGGAATACGGGCCGTTCTCACAGCCGGGAGGGGCGCCAGCCGGAATAACTAGCGATTTAGCTTATACCGAAACGCAAGACGCGTGGGTCGTAGCTGGTCAAACTGGCGTCTTTGCTTCTCTCGCTTATACCGAGACCCAAGACGCTTGGAACGTCTCAGCCACAGTCACAACCTCGGGCAGCGTTGCCTACACGGAAACTCAGGACGCATGGGCCATTTCCGCGACGGTTGGAACCGGAATCACCGGAGACGTTGCCTACACCGAGACACAGGATAGCTGGGCAATATCTGCCTCTGTCCGGGTAGATGGTAGTGCGGCTTGGACTGAAGGTAACGATAGCTGGAATATCGTAGGTCAGACCGGGGTGTTTGGTGCCGGCGCTTGGACCGAAACCCAAGACGCCTGGAATATCCAGGGCACTACTGGGGTATTCGCGGCCCTGGCTTATACCGAAACCCAGGATGCCTGGAACGCCACCGGGACAGTATCCTTGCCTTCTGTCACGGGCGATATGTCTTGGACCGAAACCCAAGACCTTTGGAATATCACCACCCCTAGCACCCTCATTGATACCCATGACGGCGGCCCAAAGCGCCGGAAAGCTCACGAAAAGCAGAAAAAGAAAGAGGAGCGCGAATACCGCGAACTCCAAGAGCGCAGGCGCCAGCTTGTTATCGAAGCCTTCGAGCAAGTAATTGAAGGAAAAGTTTCACGTGAAACAAATATAGAGCAAGTAATCGCCCCGGCTGCCGAATATGCGGTAGAAACCGCAGAAATAGTGGCTAAATCTGACTTTGACTTCCAGAAATGGGTGGATAATCTAGCCAATGTCGAGCGAATACTTGACGATTACTTGGAGCGGGACGATGAAGATGTCTTGGTTTTGCTATGAGTTATAAGGCTATATTCATAAAGGGCCACGGATTAGTTGCCGAATACTGTGATGGTGTGCTAACATGGTCGAAAGAGGGGGGTTTTGAGCAAGATAATTGCTCAGGGCCGCAGGTAATTCGGGACATCGGGCCATATAAATCAATGATTGACGGCTCAATTATCGACGGACGCAGACGCCACAGGGACCATCTCAGGGCTCACGGCTGTATCGAAGTCGGTAACGAGCAGATGAAAGTCGCCTCTAGCCCGGTTTCCAAGGATACCCGCAAAAAGACGATGCACCAGATTTTGGGCGATTGTTCGGATAGGGATGTTCAGCGCATGGTTAAACGCGAGATTGAGATGCGCCGCCAATGAGTACTATGGGCGCTCCCGATCCCGACTCCCGGCGCAACATTATTGCGCAGCAGCTTGAGGCCCTAGGAGACGAGCCGCATTTTGTGGCTAGGGAAGACGGGAACGTACCGGAAACTGACAAATCGTCACCTGACACGGTGTCAGAAACTGTCACCCCCGAACGTGCCAGGGACGAAACCGGCAAGTTTGTCGCAAAAGATACCAAAGACAATAAGCCTGTTAAGGCTAGTGAACCAGAGTTGCCGCTGGTGAGTTCCTCGCCCCCAGCAGCGACGGCCCCGGTGGTTGAGCCCCCTCTGTGGGAGCGCCCACCGGCGAGCTGGAAAAAGGACTATCAGGAGCCTTGGAAGAACGTAGACCCAAAGGTTCGGGAATATGTCTGGCAGCGCGAACAGGAGATGTCGGCTGGCATCATCTCTGGCAAGGAAAAGCTGCGCCAATACGACGAGATTACTAAGGTTGCCGAACCCTACATGAACACGATCCGTGGGCTGAAGGATCAACAGGGTAATCCGCTTGACCTGCCGAGGGCTATTCAGGGCTTAATGTACGCCGATAACGTACTGCGTACCGCCCCCCGTGACCAAGCCAAGCAGTACCTTATCCAGTTGGCTCAGAGCTACGGTATCCAGTTGGGCGTTCCCGGTACTGAAGACACCCAGGCACAGCCAATCGACCCTAATTATCATGCTCTCTACAACGAGCTGAACAACATTCGCGGCGAAGTCAAAGGCTGGAAGCAGCAGCAGGAAGAAGCTGCCGCAGCCGCTAAGATGGCCGAAATCAACCGTTTCAAACTGAAGGCTGAGTACTTTGACGAAGCGTTGCCCACCATGCAGATGCTCGCCAACGCTGGCGTTTCAGATGACATCGAAGTTTTGTACAATAAAGCAATACGCCTTGATGAAGATCTCTTTGAGAAAGTCCAGCAGCGCACACAAGCGCAGACTGTAGCGACTCAAAGCGCAGCAGCCGACAAAGCTGCGAAAGCTGCAAAGGCGGCAGCGGTGAGCGTGAAAACCTCCACACCAGGGGCCTCAACGACAACCAA